CAGTTCTTTGGAGCGACAGCTACACCGGACAGCACCAATATTCGCGGGTTCATGCAGGACCTGTGGTTGAAGTGTGTTCGCGGTACTGACCAGCCTGACCTGATCGTGTCTACGCACGACCTTTACCAGATCTACTGGTCATCGTTGACGGATCAGCAGCGTTACACGAATGACACCAAGAACCCGAGCAATGCCGGTTTCAACGCGTTGAAGTTCAATTCGTGTGATGTGATCTTCGACGACGTCGCAACCGACTTCGAAACGACCGGCAAGACCATGTACTTCCTGAACACCGACTATCTTGAGCTGTGCCAGCACAGACAAGCGTCGTGGTCGCAGATGGAAGAAAAGGTTCCGGTCAATCAGGACGCGGTTGTTGTTCCGTTGATCTGGCAGGGCAACCTGACGTGTTCGAACCGTTCGCTCCAGGGCGTTCTGGTCGACTTAGCATAAGGAGGCAATGATGCCTAAAGCAGTAACTACCCCCATTGTAGCAAACGGTGTGGTCGGCGGTAATGCGCTGAGCGTCATCGTGGCCGCGGACAAGAAGCAAAATGCGCAAGGCTTTGCCCTCGGCACAGTTGCGTCGTCATCGCTCGGTAAGCGCGCAGTCTACTGCTCGTTTGCAGGGGCTGTGGCCGGTACTGAGGCCATCCCGGTGGCTTGCACCGTGGACTCGGCTTTTGCCGGTACGGCTGGCGCAGGCACATACCTGGCCTATGCCACGTTCGGAGCTGGTGATGAAGGTTGGCTTTTCGAAGACCAAATCACAGTCACCTAACAATAACTGGGGCGGCGATGGTGCCGCCCCTTCCTCAATGGAGTGTAAATCAATGGAGCCGACACAGCCCGTCGCTGCTAACATTTACCCGCTCAAGTTCTATACAAAGTTCAAGTATGACGGAGCTGGGAACGTAACCGAAGAAGTTGAATGGTGCCTTTGGGGCAAGAAGGGCGTACGCAACCCAACAACGACACCACAGCGCGTTGATACAATCAAACGGCACGCGCCTAAATGGGCAGCACTTGAGCCGTATTACAGGCAGTGGAAGCAGGGCAAGGACCTGGCCGCACAGGGGACACCGCTTGAGGCATGGCCTGCGCTGACAGAGCAAGAGCGTGATCTTCTGCATGAAAAGAAGATTTACACGCTCGAAGAATTTGCATCGTTGTCAGACAGTTTTGTGGGCGAAATCCAGTTTCCCGGTGTTCACAAAAAGCGCAACGACGCCAAGCGGTTTATTGCGGTGCGCGATGAGCAGGAAAACGTCTCGGAGTTGCAGCAGCGTATTAAAGAGCTAGAGGCGCAGGTGCATGCAGGCGAGAGGCCCGCTGGCTTCTCAGCGGTCCACAGGCCTAACCCTGAGAAGCAGGACCAAGAAGAAGAAGCAAAAGAACTGAGGGCCAAGTTGACGGCGCTAAACATCAGAGCAGGCGGACGGTGCAGCATTCAGAAGCTACGCCAGATGGTTGCAGAAGCGGGATTGGATGAGCCTTCTGACGATAGTAGCTGACGCATGTGATCGCGTTGGGGTTCCGGCCCCGTCGTCGGTTATGACGTCGGCTGACTTAACAATAAAACAAATGCGCGCGCTTTGTGATCAGGAGGTTAAAGACCTCGGCAGAGCGCACGCTTGGCAGGTCCTACAGAAAGAAAACGTTTGGGCTGCAACGGCGACGGAAGAGCAAAGCGGCGTTATCCCGGTGGATTTCGACCGCTTTATTCCGTATACGATGTTCAATCGCACGCGCAATCGCATCGTGTCGGGGCCGTTAACGCCCACGGAATATCAAGACCTCAAAAGCAGGCAGGCTACCGTAGTCTATGACGCGTTCAGACAGCGCGGTAATAAGCTGCTGTTCCTGCCAACTCCTACCGCCGGGCAAGAGTACGTCTTTGAATATGTGACGTGCTACATCGTGTCGGACGCGTCCGGCAATGAAACCAAGAAGAAGTTCACTGCAGATGGCGATTATCCGTTACTTGACGAAGAACTGGTCACGTTGGGCCTTATTTGGCGGTTCTACAGAGCCAAGGGCCTGGACTTCGCGGAAGCCTTCACTTCGTACCAGGCTATGAAACGCGAGCTTATGGCCAGGGATGGCGGCCAAAGGGGCAGTGACCTGGGCAAGTTTACCGGTTGGAAAGGCCCTCGGTACCCACTTTTCCCTGACAGCTCATGGTCGGTTAGTTAAATGCTACCAAAGCCCACACGCCCCAACCCAAACAAGCAGCGCGTAAGCGGAGATCATGTGTGGCCGGCTCCAACCGGCGGCTGGGACGCGTCTTCGTCGCTTGCGCAGATGGACAAGCTGCGCGCTGTGAGCCTTGTAAATTGGTGGCCTCAGCCTGGCTATATTGAAGTTCGAAAGGGCAGTGAAAATTGGGCAAGTGGCATCGGCTCGACGCTTGTGACCGTCACAACTGATGAAAACACCGATACGATAACGACGTCTTCAACCAACCCGTTTGTGGACAATGACGTTGTGATTGTTTACGTCGTTGATGACGTAAGCATTCCGCAGGATGAAGTCTTTTACGTCACAAACACGGTCGGCAATGATTTCCAAATAACCCAGGACAAGCCGGGCACTGTCCAGACTGCTTTTAACTTCGACGCAACGACTGGCACGATGTACGCCTACCAAGTCGGCGTGTGGAACCCTGAAACGGAAAGCATTGATCCCGGAGGCGGTGCGGTACAGACGTTAATACCGTACGAGGTGTCTGACATCACGACGGGCCCAAAACTTCTTGCAGCAGGCGGGGGTGCGATCTGGGACGCAACCTTGCAGGGCATCGCTACCCCGATTGCCGATAACGCTGGCACACCGTTTTTGAATGACAAGTGGCAGTACACCAATTTTGCAACGCCAGATCCTAAAAACTTCATTATTGCGTGCAACGGTTCAGACGGTGTCTGGAGCTACGAGGTGTCGACTGGCTGGGCTTCGATATCAATTCTAGACGGCGGTGTTGCGCCCACAGCTTTTGATCCCACCAAATTCATCAATGTAACGGCTCACAAAGGCCGTTTGTGGTTCGTCGAGAAGGGTACACCGAACGCGGTTTATTTAGACACCCCGCAGGCCGTGTCTGGTGATGCTACGCTGTTTCCGCTGGGTCCGTTTTTTACCAAGGGCGGACGGCTACAAGAAATCGTGAGTTGGACAAAAGACGGCGGGTCCGGTCCAGACGATTTCCTGGTGTTTATATCGTCAAAAGGCCAGGCAGCGGTTTATGCAGGCATTGATCCTGGCGCAACGGATGCAACCGGATTTATAATGGTTGGCGTGTTTGACGTCGGTGAACCCATTGGCGACCGCTGCGTTGTGTCTTACGGCGCTGACCCTCTTTTAATCACGACGTCCGGCCTTCTTAAGCTGCGCATTGCGCTCGGCGAAGACGAGGCAAAGCTTGAAGCAACAAGCCACACGGCGCGGATTTATAGAGAAATTACGGACATTGCGCGACGCAACAAAGACCAGTTTGGCTGGGAGTGTGTGCAATACCCAGCCAGCAATATGCTTATTCTAAACGTTCCGTTCGGGGCCAACAGCGTCCAGGGTGTTCAAAACACGCTGACAGGCGCGTGGTGTCAGTTCAACGGCTGGCCTGCAATAACGTTTGCGGTGTTTCAAGACGAGTTGTACTTCGGCACGGCAGACGGCAAAACCGTCAAGGCTGACGTTGGCAGCAACGACAGCGGCGCATCTGTCGTGGCGACTGGTGAGACGTCTTACAGTAACTTTGGCTCCGTGGGGCAAAAGAAGCAGTTTAAGATGATGCAGGCCATGGTTCTTGCCCAAGGGCTCAGGCGGCCAGCTCTTGGACTAAGTACAGACTTCGCAACGACTTCGGACATGTCCACGCAAGTCTCTGCGGCGGCAACGTCGCTACAATGGAACGACTTTCAGTGGAACGCAGCCCTTTGGCCTGGTGGTACAACAGCACTGACCGATTGGACAAGTCCCCGCAAGATCGGAACCTGGGCGAGTGTTAAGTTCGAAGTAACGACGACGGCAGCAGGCGGTGGGGACATATGGGACGTTGGCCAATGGGATTTCGCTCGGTGGGGCGCAGGCGACCCGGTTGACGAGCAAGTTCAGATAAACGGGTTTGTTGTCGTGTACGAAAAAGGCGAGTTCTTATGAGGTTGCTCTATGACCAAGACGATGTGGTGGCGCGATGGTATAGCCAGGAGACGGGTACACCGTTTGTCCCTGCGCACGCGGCGCTCGGCATCCTCGACGGTGAGGAAATAGTCGGCGCGATAATGCTGCAGGTGCGCAATCCGTACACCTGCAGTTTAGACGTGTACAACTTTGCGAAGCCGCCTCTTGGTCTGTACAGGCAGATGTTCGAATGGGCGTTTAACTTTTGCTACCGGCTCGAAGTTACGACGGGCCGCGACAACAAAAAGATGAAGAAACAGCTGCCACGCATTGGATTTAAGTACGAGTGCGTGGTAAAGCATAGATATGGAAAGGGCGT